ATGAAAAAGAATTTTAATCAATACTCAATTAAGTCATTCAATAACTCAATTAAGGATATTTCATTGGGAAAAAGAGAGGTTGCAATGTACCTATCCAAATTCGATGTAATTGATTCAGATAATGATATGATTGTATCTGGAGCATTTGAAAAAAGCATAAAGGAAAGAGGCCCACAAAGCAACTCAAATAGAAACATTGCATTTTTGAGGTACCATGATTGGCAACATCCTATTGGTAAGTTCTTAAAGTTAGAGGAGGATCAAAAAGGATTATTTGCAGTTGCTAAGTTGAGCACATCAACAAAGGGAGAGGATGCATTGAGAGATTATGAGGAGGGAATAATCAAAGAGCATTCCATTGGATTCCAGTACATGAGTGATAATGTAAAGTGGATTGAGAATGGAGAAAAAGGATACTATCAGATTGATGAAGTTAAACTCTTTGAAGGATCAGCAGTTACATTTGGAGCAAACGAATATACAGAGGTTTTAAGCGTTGGAAAAAGTGAGGATAAGGTAACAGCATTGGAGAAACTTACAAAGGAAATTGACGTAGTAACAAAGGCATTAATAAATGGGAGAGGTACAGATGAGAGAATGTACAATCTTGAAATGAAATTAAAATACTTGAATTCTCGTTTAGTTGATCTTGCAATAATGAAATCCATTGAGCCTAAGATGGAGGAAGTTCAGCAAATCAATATTAAACAGGATTTTGATTGGGCAAAAGTAGATTATCTATTGAGCACCAAACAAACATATGCAGACTATCCACAACAGGCAGTGAATAATGCAAAGAAAGGGATTGAGTTGAATGAGGCAGTTAATAACAGATGTGCAACAGATGTTGGAAAACAGAGAGCACAGGACATTGCAAATAAAAGAGGATTGTCATTGGATGTTATTAAGCGTACATTTAGCTATCTTTCAAGAGCAGAGGAATACTACAATGCAGAAGATACAGAGGCGTGTGGTACAATTTCGTACTTGTTATGGGGAGGAAAAGCAATGAAAAGTTGGTGTGAGAAGAAGATAACAGAGATTGAAAACAGTTAATTAAATTATTAAAAAATGGAAAATCCAAACATTACACCAGAGGAAATGGTGGCAAAATTTGAAGGTAAAATTGAGGAGGCAACAAAAGGATTAGTTTCTTCAGATGAAATGGCCCAATTAAAATCAGAATTGGCAGGAATCAAAGCATTAGCAGAAAAGGACAACACATCAGAGTTGAAGTCCAAATTTGTTGAGTTGGAATCTGCGGTATCTGGATTAAAGGAGGCATCAAAAAGCGTACCTGCAAAGGCAAAGTCATTAGTTGACTTAATTAAAGAAAAAGCAGAAAGAATCAATGAGGTTGTAAAATCTGGAAAGGGAAAAGTTGAGATTGCTTTAAAAGCACAACAGAATCCATCAGATATTGGTACTCGTGATGATTATGCAACTTTCTTAGATGGTACTATCAAAAAGCCAGTTAGAGCAACAAGAATCATTGATCTTTTCAGACGAGTTGCTGTATCTACTGAATACGTAAAGTATAGAGAGCAGGATGTGGTAACAAGAGATGCATCAGTGGTAGTAGCTTGTGCAACATCAACAAGTAACACAAAGACAACTTGGGTTAATAGAACAGTTCAGATCCAAAAGATCAGAGATTTCGTTGACATTTGTATCGATATGATTGATGATTATTCATTCGTTGCATCAGAGGTTGAGCAGTTGGTTAATGAATCTGTAAAACTTAAAGAGGAGGCAGAAATTTTACTTGGATCAGGTAATATCTTATCTATTGATGCGATTGCATCTGAATTTGATCCTGCAAACGTTCTTGCTCCATTCTCAGGTGCTTTTCAATCTGCAACATTAGCAGAATTAACAGCATCAATGAAGGCCCAAATATATACTTTTGGACAAGAGAATGCATGGGATGCTGACACAATTGTAATGAACTACAATGATTTTGTTAAGTTCATGCACCAGAAGAACAGTGAGGGAGATTACTTGTTACCTAATTTTGTTATGGCAGGAGATGGTATCTTAAATGGGATGAGAATTGTTACAAGCCCATTGGTAACTGCTAACACTTTATATGTATTTGATTCTACAAAAGGAGAGATCCTTGATAGACAAGGAGCAACATTGGAGATGAGCTACGAAAACAATGACAATTTTGAGCATGAGATTGTTACTATGAAAGTTGTTGAGAGATTACAATTCCACGTTGCACAAATCAATCAAGATGCATTCATGAAGTGTACTGATATTGCTACGGCATTAACTGCAATTACAGCACCTTAATTTAAAGCGATTTAAGCCATGAAAAAGATAAAATTAATAAGAGATTACGGTAATAGTAAGAAAGGAGCTGTTATTGAGGTAACAGAGCCACAGGCATACTTTTTATTAACTAATTCAATTGCAGTTTTATCTGATTGTGGTAAAGATTGCAAAGAGTGCGAAGATTGCAAAGGCAAGGCAAAGAAGAAGGCACCAGCTAAAAAAACGGTAAGAAAAACAAAGGCCTCTGCAAAGAAGTAGAGGCCTTTACTTGAAGAAATATGAGCATACTGAATATTACATATGATGATTTTGGAAAGGGTAAGTTTGAATTGCATCATGGGATGTACGAGCAAACAAAGATCCAGGCATACATTGATAAATATGAACGGCAATACCTTGTTAAATTATTAGGAGTTGACTTGTTTAATTTATTTGTTGCGGATTTGGTTGCAGGAGTTCCACAGTCAGCAATTTATCTTAAGATTTACAATCCATTTGAGTATGATAATGTGAATTGCTATGTCTATATTTCAGAGGGTATGATTGATATGATCAAAGGATTTGTTTATTATCAGTATTTAAAGGATTTGACAAATACGGTTGCTGTATCTGGAAATGTTCGTCCATTGGGAGAAAATTCAGAGAATGTATCCACATTAAATTCAATGATTTATACTCGTTATAATGACAGTGTAAGGACTTACAAAACGATACAAAAGTATATTTGTGATTTCAACTCTGATTATTTACAGTATAATGGTATAGGAATTAGTACAGCGTATTGGCTATGATTGAAGCAAGTGAGTACATAAAGGATTTAGTATCAGAGATTGATAACAGCTTAACAGGCACATATGATGCTGTGAGTGAGAAAACCTTTGTATGTAACACTAAGTGGGCCAGAGTTGGAAAGATTGTTACTGATTCAATGGATAGGAGATTCAGGATCAGTGAAATCGGATACGATGAGTATATCAAAGCAGATGCATTGGATGGAGGAGTATTGGAGGGAGTTTTTTATTTGAAAAATACTTTTTTCATTACAGGAACAAAATTGGCAACCAATACGGAGTGGACTTTGGCAGATAGTAATTTGGAGAATAAATTACCTTTAGTATGGCTATTAGAGATAATAAGTGAAACAGGGTATGGAAAAGGATCAGCATTGGAGAAGGATATTGATGTAAGATTATTCTTTTTAGATGAAACAGATCCAAGCCAGTATTACACAAAGGATCACAGAGAGCAGGTTGTTATACCTATGCAAAAGTTGATGTTAGAATTCCTTGAGGTTGTAAACAATGATAGGATGTATCAAACAATAGAAAATTACCGTTATAGAACATTTTCCCGTTTTGGTGTAGAGCAGGAGAGTGGTGTTATTCAAAATGTCTTGGATGCAAACTTATCTGGAGTTGCATTGGAGCTTACACTATCCAGATATAAAGAAATTTGTAAATGTTAAAAATTAAAAAAAATGATAGGATGTAATTGCGACGCAGGATTATCAAATACAGGGAGGCCAAATTGTGTGCCAATCTTTGGTATTACGTCAAGTTTTATTATGGTGCCATTGATTGCGAATGATGGTACAAGAAATGGAATCGACTTATCTACTACTCTTCCAACATGGAGTGATTTAGTAAATGAGGCAGATTCTTCTAAACGTTGGTTTCCATTACCCGCGTTTGAAAATGTAGAATTGCCAAAGGCAGACTCACAGTTTGAGGAGGCAAACAGTGGTAGAATGGTATTCTTAAGACAAGGAAAGAGATCCTTTTCTGGAGAGTTATGGGCAGAGGATTCAACTCCAACATTCTTAGGAAAATTACAGGCAAATAGATGTGTTGACTTTGGAATGTACATTGTTGATGTAAATGGTAACTTAATTGGAAGTGAGGAAGGAGGATACTTGTATCCAATTCCTGTTGATAATCCAAGTTTTGATCCAAAATTTGCCTTTGCTACTGATTCAACTACTCAAAAAATTATGTTAGGATTTGACTTTGACAGATTATTTGATGAGTCAACTATGTACATGATTAATGTTGAGGAGGCAGGACAAGATTTCACTAAATTGGAAGGATTGAAGGATGTAAACTTATTATCATTAGCTGTATCAACTACGGTTGCTACTTTCACTGCAAAGTTAGACTATGGAACAGCAGTTAATAAGATCCTTTACAAAGGAGCAACAGCAACAGCAGATTGGAGCATTGAGAATGTTACTCAATCAGTTACTTTTGCACCTGATTCTGTAACAGAGAATCCAGATGGTACATACTCATTGGATTATTCAGTGGGAGGAACTGTATCAGGAGGAGATGTATTAAAGGTATCCGTTGCAAAGAATGGATATGAAGGTAATGCAACTGCAACAGCATGATGGATATAGTGATTGGAAAATACTCGTTTAATGCTAATACACTGAAAAGCATATCAAAGGAAAAAGCTGTGAGCAGTTTTAAATCCATTGATAGCAAGATAGTGGAAAGGGCATGGAGTGAGGCAAATCCAAAAAAGGCCAAGAGAAGGCCTTCCAAGAAAACTAAACAACAGTAATAAGGGGAGGTCAAAAGGCCTCCTTTTTTTATAATCACACCGAATGATTGGAAATACTGATATTGATATACACTTAAAAAAGGCAGTTTTATTGGATGATTCCATTGCATGGATTGATGCACATAGTGATGAGGTCAAAGAGGAGATTTTGAATCTGATTAGAAATGAGCAATTAATGGAGGAGGGAGTTGATGCCAATGATGATATTATTGGTACTTACAGCTATTTAACAGAGGTATTATCAG